ATGAAAAACCCTATGTTAATTGAAGAAGACACTGTCTTCATCTGCGGCCCCAGAGGCAAAGAAAACAAAATTCAGGCTTATCAGGCTTTTGAAGAAGCTGAAAAGCAGCTTACAGACAGAGGTATTAAGTGTATTAATCCTTACAGCCTTTTTGAAGGCGAGGAACATCACCTGTTAGACGAGGAAAAGCACATGAATGTTATCTGCTCCCATTTAGCAATGTGCGATATGATTGTTACCATCCCCGGATGGCAAAATGCATTGAACAGTCAGATAGAAATAAACGTTGCTCGCCATTTAAACAAAGCCATTGTTCTTTTAGATAAGCTTCTGAAAATACATGATGCAAACCATGGTAACGCTATTGCTGGCTAAATACATTAATCACAAGCTGCGCTTGTCAACTTGTAGTCAGTACTACAGGTCGCCTGAATTACGCACTTCTCTGGAATGGGCTTATTATATGCAAAAGCTTCTAATATTTCAGAGGCATGCAATTACAGAAAAAGACGTTGCCAGGCTCGTGATTAATAACGAAAAACATCTTTTTAAAATCATTCCATGCGAGCGGAATAAAAGCTATAAAAGTTCGCTGGAGAACTATCATAAAATTATTAATCTCTGTAAGGCAAGCTTACAGCAAAACAAATTTCAAAATGCAAGCACGTGAATTCGAAACAATGACACCTGAAGAAAAGGCTACAGCTTATTGCTGTATCTGCCATTGGCATGACACCAATCTTACCCATAGTGTCTACGTACTAGGCTGTGAAGACAGCATTGAAGCTGAGCGTAAAGCTTTATCTTTTTTTGCATCAAAGAGAAATCCAGACGGTTTTCTTTTTAGAGAAATAAGAGCAATTTATGTAATGCCTCGTGGCAAAGGACCTTTTGATGAATATAAGCCAGTTTTTTGGAAAGATTATCCTGCTTCACTGAAAGCAATTAAGTGTATAAACAAGCAGGAAGAGTATAAAAGAAAAACTGCGGACGAGTTGTGCGAAGAAGGAAAAAGCTTGCTTCGCAAGTTACCTGATTCAATGGGGCAAGATCCGCTGGTATTCAGACTGTATAAAATATTAGAGGAGATGAGAGATGTGGCGGCGGTTAATAATATTAATCAATAACAACCGCGCGCGTCTATATGAGTGATAAAACTATTATTCAACAGATCCTCGATAAAACAAACGGAGGACTCGACATTATACTTTCTCTTTATCCTGAAGCTGCCAATTGTGTCAACAACAGAAAACATTTCAAGTTGCGAGATGAAAAAACAGCATCAGCAACTCTATCACTAATTAAAAATGGCAGATACTATGTAACCGATTTTGGAGGCGATTTCAAAGGTGGCGCCATTGATCTATTCATGTACAAAGAAGGGTATCGCACAAAAAGCGAAGCTATCAAGGCGCTTATTCAGAGATACGGTATAGAACCAGGCAGCCCAGCTCAACTGGAATGTAAACCGCAAATGTCCAGCAGGCCAGCAACTGAAACAGAACAGGAGGGTGAATACTTCCTTGACTATGACGAAACGCCATCAGAAGAAACACTCCGGCAAGTATTTGCAAAGGAAATAATGAACCATGTATTCCATGTTTACAAAGACAAGTGGAAAGAACATCTCTTGTCTGTTATGAGAGATTACAATTTCTTTGTGCTTAAATCATATTCTGACGTAAAGGAAGGTAAGTACAGGACTTTCGCGGCAACCAGCGAGTATCCTATTTTCGGGATACGAGGTAACGATTTTGTTAAGATATTAACTCCAAAAGCGAAAAAGGAATTCCGTTTCAGGTCCTATGGTAAAAAATCTGAGCCAGATTACATGTGGGGCTATGCTCGTTTGATAAAGAAATTCAATGATGGAATGTCCAGATGGGAAGAGGATAACCAAACAGAAGCTCCTGAAGACTCTACCGGCAAAAAGAAAAAGGTTAAACCTTTTCAGCTTGATAGCGTTATCATTTGTTGCGGAGAGCGTGACAGCTTAAACGTTGCTACATTAAACAAAAATATTATTTGGGGAAACTCTGAGGGCCACATCCTATCTAAGGATAAATTCATTCAACTCCGTAAAATGTGCAAGGAAATTTATTACCTCGGTGATCTTGATACCACAGGCCGCCGACAAATGCACAAAACGCAACTCAAGCATCTGGAAATTAAAGGAATTGAATTGCCTGTAGAGTTGATGCAAAAAAAAGATTGGCGGTATAATCCATGCAAAGATGTGCGAGATTACTTCGAACACTATTTACCAAAAGATTTTGAGCGATTAATTGAGGAAGCTATGCCGTACAAATTTTGGGACGAGGAAGCCCAGGTTAATCGGGAAGGTGAGTTTAAGAAGTATATATACACCGTTAACAATGTGTACATATACAACTTTATTCAGAAGTGTGGTTTTTATAAGCATAAATCAAAGGCTGCCAAAAGCGGATATGAGTTTATACGTATCGATCAAAACGTTGTTACAATTATTGACCCGTCTGAAATAAAAGACTTCATCAACAGTTTTTTAAAGAGACGCAGAGGAAAGGAGATTTCATTGCGCAATACCTTTTTAAAAAGCAAACAGCTAAACGAAGACTCTCTGAGCAACCTTGCTTACATTGAATTAGACTTTAAATATTTTGCAAAGGACCAACAATTTATGTTCTTCCTTAACGAGGTTTGGGAGGTGACTCCACAGGAGATAAAAACGTATAAGCCGGAACGAATTACAAAAATGGTTTGGTCTGACAAAGTTGTACAGCACAGAGTTAAATTACTACCTCCGCCTTTCACTATTAAAAAGGTAAACCGAACTGACGGCACTGAAACTTTAGGTATTGAAATACATAATATGGACTGCCTTTTTATGCGCTATTTAATTAGCGCCTCGCGTATGTATTGGAAAGAAGAGGAGGAGCGTCTATTGGAAAGCGAAATATATAACACGAAAGAGAAAAAAGACGAATATCGCAAAGTAAACAAGTTTAACATTGCGGGGCCTTTATTAAGTGAAGCTGAAAAAGAAGAGCAAGTACTTCACTTGATAAATAAATTCTTCACTCTCGGTTATATTCTTGCTCGATACAAAGAACCTTCGAAAGCCTGGGCTCCGTTTATTATGGATCATAAACTTTCTGAAGAAGGCATAAGTAATGGCGGATCTGGAAAGTCAATATATGCAGACGCGCCTAGCCACTTCATGAGTAGAGTAGAAGTGAATGGTAAAAATAGAAATTTGCATGAAGATAAACACGCATGGGAAGAAGTAACTGAGCGCACCGAGTACGTTCGTATTGACGATCTTGACAGGTACGCAGAGATTACTCCATTCTTCAACTTCATAACCGCGTACTTGCCTGTAAATCCAAAACACGCCTCAAGGTTTGTAATCAATTATCCCGATTCGCCTAAACTGGTATTCACTACAAATTATGGTGTTCGAAATAACGATGCATCTACAGAGCGACGCTTGCTATATGTAGCTTTTTCTGATTACTATCACCCGGAGCTTCCAGGCAAGTATTCTGAAGAAAGAAAGCCAACTCATGATTTTGGTAAAGAGTTATTCACAGAATTTAATGACGCAGAATGGAATCTATTCATTAATACAATGGCGCATTGCCTCCAGTGGTATTTTAAGCTCAATTTTAAGTGCCAGCCTCCAATGAACAATGTAATCAAGCGTAACCTGCAGGAAACTATGGGATCCGCATTTCACGATTGGGCTGACCTTTATTTCGGTCCAAAATCAGGCAGGCTTGACGAATTCGTTTCCAGAGGAGAAGCATTTCAGGATTTTCTTAAAAACAGTAATAATAAAGGCTTTTCCCCGCAGCGATTTAAAACCTGCCTCGAGGCATGGTGTCAATACAATAACTATGTATTCAACCCAACAGATCTTCACAACTCCGGGAAGCGGATTACAAGAAAAGCGCACAAGCGTTTACCTGACGGGTCTATGTCGTCGCAAAAAGAATCTGTTGAGATGTTCTATGTGAAGACAAAGGCAACCATTGACCCACGACACATGAATGATGAAGATGAAATACCATCTACACCTGAAGAAATGAAAGTAAATCCGGATGACATAAAGGTAAAGGATGAGGATTTCAATTTTGATTGATGAAAAAATACAGCAAATACATTAACAAGCATCAGAAGCTGTATATAATAGTACAGCGCTGGTGTGATGTTGTTACGGCATGGAACGTTAAAACACAGCAAGAGGAAAAGGTTGCCGTTCCAACGCGAATTGAACTTCTTAATGTAGAGGCTGAAAAATCCAAAGAGCTTACATGGTGCGAGATGGAGAATCTCGTTACAACCGGAAAACTCAAAAAACTTAACTAAAACCACTATACCAATGAAAAACCGTCAAACAAAAGAAATCCCGATTTTATTCAGCACTCCTATGGTGCGAGCTATCGTTAAAAAATCAGAGCCAAAAACAAAAACTCGCCGCACAAGGAACCTAGAAGCTTTCAATCAACACTTCGAACAATGGAATTTTATAAAATTAAATATTGAACCGGATGGCAAACTTCACGCATGGTTTGAATCTAGAGTCACAGGAGACATAGCCTCAGCAATATTTCCGTATGGCAAGCCAGGAGACAGTCTGTGGGTGCGGGAAACGTTCGGTAAACATCATAGCGCAGGATATTTTTATAAAGCCGATAGTCATCCGGCAGCTCAAAACGCTAAGATATGGAAACCCTGTATCCACATGCCGAAAGAAGCAGCTAGAATATGGCTGGAACTTCTTTCAGTGGGAGTTGAAAGGTTGCAGGATATTACAGAGCAGGATGCAATTGCTGAAGGTTGTATTCAGTATGAAGCTGAAACGGATTGGCTGACTGCAAAGTATGGCTTTCAGGTTATATGGACAGAAATAAACGGAGAGGAAAGTTGGAACGCTAATCCTTGGGTTTGGGTTATTGAATTTAAAAGAATTGAGAGGCTATGACTAATCATCGAGCATATAACGCCATCCAATGGACAAGTGAAATGATTCAATTTCTTCAGGATAATTATGAGAAGAAAACAAACTGGGAGCTTGCGGCTGATCTTGGTTTAAGAATCACGTCCGTTAGAATGAAGCTTTATTCGCTTGGTTATAAACGAATGGAAATGGAATACTGGACAGACGAACAGGTTCAGTTTCTGAAGGATAATTATAAAACGATTGGTGATAAGGAACTTGCTAAAATCTTCAAATCAAAATGGCATAAAGACAAAAACTGGTCGCATAAACACATTGAGAAGAAACGCCGGTACCTGAAGCTTAAAAGAACAGAACGAGAGAAAAAAGAAATTCATCAGCGCAACGTGCAGAACGGATGCTTTAAGGAATGTTCTGTAAAAATGTGGCTTAAGCGCGGAGTCTCACAAGAAAAAGAAATACGGATGTGGGCTTCAAAAAACGGGAGGATTTTCGCGGTGATTAAGATAAATGGGAAGTTTATTCATTGGAACCGGTACCGTTGGGAAAAACAATACGGACCTATTCCAAATGGAATGAATGTGATTTATTCTGACGGGAATCCGTATAACCGTCGTCTTTCAAATCTTCAGCTTGTTACAAACGCCGAGCTTGCATTAATCAACTCGCGTGATTCTTCACAAAACCTTTCTGATAATTACATAGCCGGCATTTTAACTCACAATCAGCCAGAATTACGCCCCTTTATTCTAGAAGACAAAAAACTTATTGAATTAAAAAGAACACAACTATTATTAAACAGACAAATCCAACAACATGAGCAAAATTGAAAATTTAGTTTCTATGATCGGGAGATCATGGCGCAACAAACAAACAGGACACTCTTACAAGTTCCTTAGTCAAACCAGAGTAAAAGATATTGTTAAAGTAGCTACAGATACCGAATGGTTTGAAATTCCATATTATGATCTTAAACTGTGGATGGATAATTTTGAAGAGATACCTTCTGAAAACACTCCACAGGAAAACAAACAGGTAACAGTATATCCGAGCGGCAAGGGACACCTCCCTTCTAGCTCGCTCGGAGGAAATGAAACCATTATTAAGCTCAGGGATATTCTCCTCGAGAACATCGATAGCGTAAAAAAAGACGCAAAGTATATACCTCAGGCAAAAACAATTTCAGATACTGTTAACGCTCTTGTTAACCTGGCTAAAGCAGAACTAGATTTAAGAACAAAAGGATAAAATAATAAAAAACATGCAAAAAGTTAAAGTAGTCATCCAAAGCCTTGCGGATGTAGAAAACGGAAAAGACATTTTTGAAGGTGTAACAAAAGAGAATATCATCGAATCTGAAGACATTACTGTCGGGATCCTGGAGAAAGGAACCGTTAATGGTCAAACAAGTTTAATGATTGGACTAAAACAGCCGGATGGTACAGTTTATATGGGCCAGATGACCGCTAATATTTTTGAAGCCGTTGCCGGAGCCTTAAGAGGCGCTAGAGAAAGGTTTGAGTATAAAAATAACCGTAACAATTCGTTTTGCAATTGCATAAGCCGTACAGGTATTACTGGCCCTGAACATGGCCCTTGGATTTGTTCAAGTTGTAGTAAAGAGATTAGAAATCAGCAGTGACATAAATATCATAATAATGACAAAAGATGAATTAAAAGAACAATTTGCAATTGAATGTACAACACTGGATGAAGAAGGTCGTACAGTTGTAAAAGGCACACCGATGGACATCATTAACTGGATAGCAAGTAAATTTCACATCCCCGATATAAATGATACGTTACTGAAGGGAGGCTGTGACTTGAAAGCAACTAACTTAAGATTTATTGGAGAGTACTGCGATTGCGAAATTGGAACTTGTAAAGAAGTTGTAAAGAAAGTACAGGCGTATAGAAATGAGCGGTAACGTTTTGCGGCTAATGGCTGCGAGCGTCTGCAAGTGGGAAGGAAAATAGCTATTAGGTGCTGTTAGTGGCTGGCTGCATAGGATGAATTTATAAATACTAAAAATAAAACAATGAAACAAAGAGTAGAATTATTAAAACAAATTGAAGCTAATCGCCAAAAGCAGGAAGATTTAGCAAAAGAAGAACTTGAATTGTGTAAAAAATACATTCAAATTAATGATAAAAACCAATGGTATACTGAATCGGAGCGAACTGTTGGCAGAGGTAAAAGTAAAAGAACTTTTATAGAAGGTAGATTTTATTGGATGCAAGATTTTAAAGACGATGATACTGGGCAGGTGATTAAAATCGAACGCTCAAGACCCGTTAAAGAAAACGAAGAATGGGATAACATTGCTGTCGTTAATTTGGTGATATAGTGTACTGGCAGCTTGCCACTAACTATCCCCGGATGGCTCAACGTTTTAATGCGAGCCATCCGGAGTTACCACTCGTTAATTAATCAATAACTAAAACCTAATAACAATGTCAAACAAAAGCACAGCAACAATTACAGAAGAGCGCGAGGCGCTAATCTTACAATCAGAAAGTAGTGGAGATCCTCAGGTTTATTATTTACCTGATGGTCGTAGAGCAGTAATTGGAAAAAACTCCGTGGACTTCCTGGAGCGTGTTCAATCCCTCCCCGCACCAACCAAAATCCAGATGATGAAACTTACATCTGAAGAAATGTCTCAATACATTAAATCTGAGATAGCTGAAAAATCGCTTAAATGTATTGAGCTTATTAAAAAGGATTGGTATTTCAGAGAATCCGGCAGTAAGGTAACTCTAGATGCAGCGATGTGCATGTTCCTTTTTGAAATATCTATAAACCGGCCAAACCTTTTAAAAAAACTCGGAAAACAAAAAATCGGTATCGCGAAGCTTAATACCATAATAAATTGCTTCGAAGGTCCCGACAGAGAATTTTACACCTTAAATCAAGAATAATATGAATACCCATTTAAAAGTAATTAAGCAAGATAACCTTGGTAATAACGCAGGCTACTCCGACGAGTGGCAGGAATTTACAGGAAACTATGACGCGTTTGAATACGATCTTCGCCTTCATAATGGCGAAATAGTTAGAAACTGTTTCCCAGGTCCAGGTATATTTGAGTGTGCCTCTCAGGAAAATCGTCTCATTAACCATGAAGAGATCGGAGACATACGCTTCAGCGAGCTTCCAATGTCTATTTGTAATCTTGATATTTCGCCGACAGGTAAGAAATACATAATGGAGTTAATAAGGCATAATCCTGATGCTCAATTTATGGTGCCTAAACAACATCCATTAACTCAGGCACCAGGAGCGAAACAAAAAATAAAAGGTGTCCCATTTGTCAATTTGAACAAAACCGGAAGAAATGAACCGTGTGCCTGCGGATCAGGTAAGAAATATAAAAATTGCTGTTTATGAGCGCGCAAATAACCTTCAGAGATATATCTTTTAAATGTCCTTATTGCGGACATTTAAATAACTGGACAGAATACAGTTTTCTTACAGGAACAGATCATCAGTTTCATTATTGCAATAGTGATGATGGCGGTTGCGATAAAAAACTAATCATCGAATCAAAGGTAACAACAGAGCTTAAAATAACAGCTTTGCCGATCTGCTCAATTAAAAATTAGTCACAGGTAGACATGGAGGAACTTTTAAAAATAATAAACCTTTGGCACGCTGACTTTTGCCGCCTCGACGTGTGTGATCAGGTGATTTCTGAATTCTTGAACAAAGTTAACGGAACAGACATTGAAGTACCAAACTCCTTTGAGTACTACGATTATGACAGATCTAAAGATTTTGAAAAAATACTCGAACAAACGTTTCCGAATTACAGATTTGCATACACCGGAGACGAATGGATTTTATTAACCAAAGTATAACAAGACCGTTAAGGGCAACTAAATGGCAAAAGAAAAAAACACATACAGTAAAATTTCAGATGAAGCTATCATGGATTCGCTTCTTACAATTCATGGTTGGTTAGAATTTAAAAATTACCATGAACAGGCTAAAAGGGCAATGGAATTGTTCGATTTTCTTGATTTAAAGACAAACGAACAAAAATCAGGAACGCAAATAGAAATATTTTAAAAATAAGACCATCATGAGCGAAAAGCATCCAAAATTTATCATTAAAGACGGCAATCTGATACTTATGAAAGTTCAGTTTCACCGCGAAATTGCTCAACTGTCGGAATCAGATATTGAAAAGCAAAAGCATAAGCAGCTTGATATTAAAGGCGGTGGCTGGTTCCGGTATATGCCTGAGCTTAAAAAATTCATTCTTTATGGAAAGTCGTTTGATTTCGGAGCTGCAAGGCTCGAAGACATTAAGACTTGTATTGAAGCTGGTCGGGTTTATTCTAATTACCTACTAACACACACGGTCGCGGAAGGTACAAAGTTCGAATACATGACCGAAAGCATGGAATTTATAACAATCAAATAAGACCATCATGGGGAAGAAAAAATTAAAAGAAAAATTCTACATCGTTTACAGCAACGGAGGTATTGAAGCAATGCAGTGGCCGGAAAGCTGGAAGAATAAGCACCAATGCCGCGCAAATATTCCCGCCATGCTTAACGAAGTCCTGAATATTAAATCAACAGGAAGCGAAATAAAATTAATATGGAATGATTGGCACCGCTCAGTGACTATTAAGAACAACGACATAACGTATTCAGACCTCGATAATTATCTGAAAGCTGAAAGCGGAATGCTTTGGTTTATCTCAGAATACACCCGACAAAGAGCGATTAAAGCCCTTTCAAAGCTTGGTGCAACTGACATGGTTTGTGTAGATAATTACAGAGACGTTATTCTTTACCAGGCACACTTCAGATTAAATAAAAAATTTCCGAACACATAAGACCATTACGGTCTTATTATAACCACCTCAAGAAGATTTCCGGTTTTATCCTGGTAAAAATTCTGCAGCTCATGAACGAATTCGCAAGTCGCGGATTCGTTTTTGTATTTTACAGATCTTTCAAACGCATCCCATATAATACCGTTAAGCTTATAGCACCCCCTAGAAGCACAAGTAAACCCAAACGAGATAAGCCAATTCTCAGTTAATACTACTCCAGCACACTCCTCCACCATCCTCCTGAAATCTCCCTGAAATAAAATGTAACCCTTTTCACACCCTACCACCATTCCTCTTAAATAAGGCTTTGCAGGCTTCCTGCTCTCGTAACTATCAAATAGTATTATATTTCCTTTTCGCGCGTCCATAGAGCCAAAATAAGCCGTTAGGAAGTATAATATAGCCATAAACAATAGCAAAGCTTCGTTACTCGGTTAAACGACTGTATATCAAGCCTTATTTTTCACGTTTTACATGTCGCAAACCTGTCGTTTTCGCTTTTTCGCTTTCCTCCTTCTTTCTTATTTTAAATTTTTATATTTTTTTTGTAACTCTGTAGTATTATAAAAAAAAGATAGGTAGTATATTAGTTTATAAAGGTTTACAAGGTTACAAAAATTTAAAAATAATGTACCTTGGATATTAGAGTTACAAAAATTTTGAGAGCATTTTTTAATGTGTTTTCCGGCTACAAAAATTGAAAGCAGCGATACAAATCGTTTTTTTGGTTTTGTTGCCGAATAAATAAATGTATATCAATCAATTAACTTTACTAGTCGTTGAAGTTACATGGTTACAAAAAAAAACTCGCTTTTAGGTATGTAATTTGTAACACATTCTCTCGTTATTTTGTTAAACCCCTAATATTTTTGTCTTATGAGTTCCCCCTTTCTCAAAATCACTATTAAGTGTAAACCAATTGTAAAAGCGTTTCTTGAAAACAATTTCGGGAAGCAAGTGTTCATTCCAGAAGAACATGTTTTGAATAAAGTACTGTGCTCACAGTTGTTTAAAAACAATACCCGTCAGGATATTACCACCATAGAATATCCCGACCAGGTTGAGATCAGTATTACAGAATCAAATTTTATTTATGATGGTTTCAATATCAATAAAGTGAATACACGCACATTCAATTGTGCGGTAGAATCTTACATTAGAAGTTTAACCAGGACTAATCTTGACAGCCTGCTATTGCTTCAGGAAAAACAGAAAAACTGGAAAGATAGTTACAAAAGCCTTGTTAGAGATGGAATTGAAGTTACAAATAATAAAAAACTGGCTGCGTTAATTAGGAAGCTGGAGAAAGAGGTGAGCGCGCACGAGTTAAACATTAAAACTGCAATTCATACCGTAGTTACCGATACGCTAAAACTTGATTTTAATACGGTAAACTATGAAACAGTGAAGAAGGATTATTACCGTTACAGATTAAAAAAAAATTAGGTTCTAATGTCCTCTAATATAATTTAGCATGATAAACGACATAACACGACACACTGACGACAACATAGGAGGAAATTTTAAGTTTAAATTTACTCCAGTTAACAATATACAGTCTATAGCAGCAATATCCAATGGAGCTATTCACACTGAAATTAAGTTGTACGCCGGTTCAAGGTGGTATGAAGGATATGCAACGCCTGAATCAATGAACTTCAGCGACCAGCAACAAAGCAGCGAACACGGCGCTTTTCATAAGAAAACATTTAAAGGAGTAATTCCAAAAAACCGCCCGGAGTTAATCGATCTTTTTAATTCCATGAAAGATCGTCGCTTTATACTTATTGTCTATGATAATAACGGCCTTATACGCCTTGTAGGTAACAAAACAGAGCCGCTGAAGTTCACTTCATCAGGAGATACAAAAACGAAATATTCAGAGAGGAATGAATTCGAATTTCAATTTTATGGCGAAGGCATTGATAAATCACCGTTTTATAACGTCGATTGTCCTTTATAACTGATTTACAATAAAATAATATTGACACTGATAAATTTCATTCAGTGTCAAAAAAGAACATACTTCTCGCAATTACCAATGGTGTTTGGTTGATTGACAATCAATCAGCAATATCTTTCGGAGCAACTGTTTCAAAGATCTTAAGCGGTAGCTCGCTAAACGATCTTGATGAATCACCAACAGAAGTAAACTTATTAGACCGAGTATTGTTATTTGATTCAGAAGCGCTTCCGTATGTAGCAAAAGACACTTCTTTTTCAAATGCAAATTCAGGTTCAGTGGCAGTAATCAGTATGACTGGACCTGTTATGAAGTATGATAACTGCGGTGATCCTGGTTCAAAGACTTACGAAAACCTTTTACGTAACGCTTATTCAAATCCAAATATTTCTGGAGTTGTTTTAGTAATTGATTCTCCGGGTGGAGAGGTTTCCGGTACACAAAGCTTAGCAAGTGTTATTAAGGAAAGAAATAAACCTGTTGTTACTCTTGCTGAAGATCTTATGGCAAGTGCCGCTTATTGGTTCGGAAGCAGCGCTGATTATGTGATGGCTAAAAATGGCACAACTCGTGTGGGTTCAATTGGTACCATGTCTTCTTTCGAGGATATGAGACCATTTTGGGAGTCACAGGGCGTTAAGTTTCACGAAATTTACGCGGACGCATCCGTTGATAAAAATGCGGCATTTACAGAAGCTAGAGCTGGAAACTATGATCGTTATAAGAAAGAAGTTCTTAATCCTCTCAACGAGGAATTCTTATCCGATATAAAGTCAAATCGTACCGGAAAAATAGACACGAAAAAAGAAAACGTTCTTACCGGGAAAACATATTTAGCAAAAGAGGCTCTAACAAACGGGCTTATAGATGAAATAGGCGGACTCGAAAAAGCTGTTTCAAAAGTATTTGAACTAGCAGGAGAAAAAGCTTCTGAACAATCACAGCAAAATTTTAAACCAAACAATATGAAAAAAATCCTTGTGAGCATGGCAGCTATTGCCGCTTGTTTATCGGCAAAAGGTTTTGAAAAACCTGAAGAGCTGGAGGCTTTATCAGATGATCATCTGAAAGCTATTAATGATAGCCTTACTGAAGCTTCGGCTAACAAAACCAAAGTTGATGAGTTAACCTCGCAAGTGGCAACGCTTCAGGCTTCCATCAGTGAAAAGGATAATCAGATAGCTGAGCTGGCGAAGGTTAATCCTGGTGCCACAACTTCTAAAAAGGAAGGTGACGCTGAAAGCGCAAGCACTTCAAATGAAGAAGAAGAGCTTACGTCATTTGACCGTGAAAAGGCCGAGCTTGCAAAAAAAGGCCTTATTTAAGTAGTAACCAAAATTTAAAATAAAAAATGGCAACAACTCCAGATTTATCCTTGATCGCTACCGGCTTTGTTAAGTGGGGAGGTCAATTAATCCTTAAACACCTGAACGAAGTTAACTTCAAATCTTCAGGTATTCAGGTTTTTAAAAACGTTAAAGCTCCGCTGCCGCTTCCTAAATGGAACATGACTGGCGAGCCTCGTCCGTACCGCGAACAGGACGATATAGCCGGTAACGGTTTTCAGCCAAAAGACCGCGTATTGACCGTAAATCAGTCTAAGTGGGATATGGATATTGATCCTGAAAACTTCCGCAATAAGTATTTGAACGATGGAACTAAAACTCCGTTCGCTCAATTCATGACAGCGGAAATGGCAAGAAACTACTGGTCTAAAATCAATGATAATACGCTTTATCTTGGTGTGTACAATGCTGCCGGTGCCAACGCCGCATCAATTGCCACAGGATGGGGAACCATTATTGCGAACGAAATTACAGGCCTTACACTTACTCCGGTTGTTACAGGAGCAGTAACAGCGGCAAACGCAGTTGATTCAGTAGAAGCAACTGTTGAGAATTTACCGGCTTCTGTTCGCAAAGTTGGTGGTCCCGTGTATGTGTCATGGGGAACGCTTGACAAATACAAGAAGAATTATCGCACAGCCTACGGTAGTTCGTTCAACAAAGATGAATTCGGGCGGTTCCAGTTAGATAATTCAAAATTCTGGTTGCAACCTGAGAGCTGGATGAATACAAGTCAGCGTATCATTGCTACTGTTGATGGTAACCTTTGCGTTGGTTTGGATGGCGAAAAAATTGATGTAGCAGCTTCTGTTCGCCGCAACATCATTGAAGCTCGTCCAATGTTACCAATTGGATTACAGATCGCTGATATTGAAGTTCTATCGGTAAACGACCAGGTATAATCCTGATAAGTAATTAAATTGTTTAACAGGGCGGTTAACGCCGCCCTTTTTTTAAATACGCAATGAGCAAAGCAAAAAATTTAACAGAAGCCCAGGAGATCATCGATACCCTTACAGCTTCAAACGAGAAGCTCTCTAAAGAGAACGCTGCTCTAAAAACCGCAACTGATGAAAAAGATCAGTTGATCGCTTCTTTACGCAAGGAAAGCGTTAAGAGCAAAAACCTTCCAACTTTCGAAAACGGTAATGATACCTATGAGGTATTAATTGCTAAAGCAAAGTTTGAAGGTGTTGAAGTAACCGACGAAGAAATTGTAAGAAACTCTGAACTTCAGAACAAGCTTATAAAAATCGGCGCGTCTGTTATCCGCAAAGTAATTAAGTAATCATTTTTTAAAAACCATATAAATGGATTATTTAGATTTAGACGGCCCTGATGGCCAAACCGACAACATGGGAGGTCTCACACAGCGATTCTATTTCGCTCGTGTTGCTGATTTTTTGGCTATTCAAACGCCAACGCTTACTCCAACCACTCCTGAAGACACAGTAAAAATTACTACTACTCATACATTCAAAACAGGTAAGAAATGGCAGGTAGGTTACTGTACAATTGATAAAGGAAAATTCAGCTCAGATCCGCAAGGAGAAACTGACGGTATCAGCTTAAAAATGAAAATGGAAGTGTTCATTCCAGGAAGCTCAGCAAAACTTCACGGTTTCGCTAACATGGCTAAGAACGACCGTTTCATTTGCCTTGCTGAAATGCCTGACGGTTCAACTCTTCAGGTTGGTACCCAAATGTTTTTTGCCCAGTTCAAACCTAAGTTTGAAACAGGCACTAACAGCGGTGGTATTCGCGGGTACATCTTCGAGGTTGAAAGCATGGGGCCTAAAAACCTTGTGTACTCAGGAGCTATCACGTTAACTCCGGCACCATAACAGTTTGTTTAATCAGGCGGGCTCAATGAGCCCGCTTTAACCTTTATAAAAAAATGGAAAAAAAAGAAGACAAATCAGGAACGCTCCCTAATGCGGTATCTAACAAATATACCGTTAAGCCTGGATGCGCTATTGGCGCTTACCGTTGGAACGGAAAAGAATTCGACTTGCGCACCATCAGCGTTGAAGAAGCTGACGCGCTGGTTAAAGAGGGCTTTGACGTGCTGGTTCAAAAGCCTGGCACGCCAGAGAAAAAGTAATTTAAGGGATTACTTGACAATTAAAAGACCTGCAGTGTATGCAGGTCTTTTTTTTTATATTTGTAATCTCCGGGATGGAGGTAGCCGCAAGGCCCTCAATTCAATTTCACACGCTGTGACTTTTGTTTGACGCATCCCGGATTTTTTTATTATGAAGAAATTATTTTTTGTAATAGCGGTTTTTGCATTTATTCAAGGAAGATCACAGCTTTATCTTCCTGTCGATTCTTCAACTAATCTTATCGCACTGTCAAAGGTGATCAGCTTTGACAGCAGTTATTCGGCTGATATTCTATATTCAATTGCAAAAGAATGGTTTTTTGATATCGGTCTTAAAATTCAGCAGGAAGATCAAACCATGCGAAAGCTCGCAGGGGTAAGTACTAAAAAATTCTCGTCTGTCCAAAATTTTGCCTTTATAACCAACATGAAGATATTATGTGATGTTAAGGTTGCAACTAAAAAAAGTAAGCTAAAAATCGAGTGTACTAATTATATATATTACAATTACGAACCGGGCAATAAATACACCAAAAAGATTGTTCCATTTAACGCAAATTGTCCTGAAGCAGGTTACCTTGAACGTTTATTTAAATGTAATAAAGCGGAAGAGGAATTAAAGGAGTTATCTGAATACATTTCGGAAAAGTTTAATCATGCCGCCAATGACATTGAACAATACATCAAAATTAGGCATGCTAAGAGTAAGGATTGGTGACTTGGGTTTTTCTTTGTAATTTTACAATGCATCAATCAAGTACCGATTAAATCAATTATTCAAATATTAATACGGCGGGGAGTCGGAAGCAGTAATGACCGGCACATAATTACTCGAAAGGGTACTTGTTGGTGCAACCCCGCCACCAAATTTTATTGTTATGCACCAACAAGAAAAAAAAGAAAATCAGCAGCGTATTAATCAGCATATTGCCTGGAAAACATTTTCAGTCAATTGGAAGGCAGCGCCGGATAATCAAAGTGCCAGAGAGGTGTTTTCAACGCTTCAGTTTCTGGATAAACTTAACAGAATAGCTGTGGATGAATATTACACAGAAACCATGCTGTACCAGTTTTTGAATGAAAACGGATTTAAGACCGCTACTCTGGAAGATTCGGCAACGTCATTCTGGATGATTATGCCGGCCTGATGTCCTTTCTCTGGAAATTTCCATTTTCTTTATTTGTAACCCATGGATGTATGGGTTTGTTTAGTTAAGTACAAAAACGGCACGCTTTCTTACAAAGAGAGCGTGTCTTTGTATTTTCAATTATACCCGCAATCTTCACTTCGCAGTTTTTTTGAAGTAGAAGACAGGCACTCCCGAAAAAAGCTTAAGGAAGGCTTAGAAACGAAGTATAAGGAGTTTGAAGCCAATGTTAGCCAGAATAGTTTTAAATCATTCACAGCCTCCAAGAATGCGAAAAAAGCTATAAATCTTGAAGCTCTTCCCGAAGAACTCAGGACAGAATATGCCAGGCTTTCTCCAATAATCAGAGAAATATGCTCTCTGCACGCTCGCCTTGAATATTTTCCGGATGATAAAACCAGGTATGAAGCCGCTAAGCGAATTGTTGAGCTATCCGCTCAACGGCGCATGATCTTTACCCGAATTGATACTTTTCAGGAAACCGGAACGGATCCAATGAGAAAAATTGACTCTCCGGCTATAAAACTTCCTGCTAAGCTTGAAAAAAACTATGAAACGGAGTATCAGTTAAAACTATTAAGATCTCAGCGCAGTAAGCTTAAAAATAATCCACGCAGAATTGCGGAGTATCAGGCTGTCTGCAAGCAAATAACCGAGCTATTAAACAAACGCTATGAGTAACGAATTGTTTTCACCAAAAGACATCACTACCCTGGTTAACGAAGCCGCTGACCTTAAAACAAGTTTTGAGGCTGATGACTATGATACTGAAACAAATATCAGCGGACATGGTGCTAAGCTTATTGCAGGCCTTTTTAACCTACTTACTGCAGGAGTGCGGAATATTAATTTTGTTTCGGCCGGAAATCTCTCTCTCCATGTATTGCTGGAGCAGTTGATAAAGTATTACGGGCCCGGCGCAAATTTGTACATCTCTACTTGGGCGGTTAAAGAAGCTCCGGCAAGATCGTTGCTTAAAATGAAAGATAGCGGTGAGCTGAAGGATCTTTTCGGGGTTTTTGATTACAGGATTAAAACAATTGACACGAAAGGGTTCCAGCTTGTAGAAGGTCTTTTCAATAAATACACTCTAACAAAAAACCATGCGAAAGTGCTTGTGTTGAATTACCCTTATTTTTCAGTAACTATCGTCACTTCCGCTAATCTTAGCAATAATCCCAGAATTGAGGCCGGAATTATAAGCACAAGAACTTCTACAGCCAATTTTCACATGGAGTGGATGAAACGAGTATTAAACGATCAAAAAATTTATTAATGAATCTCACAGATGAACAATTAAAGCAGGTTGAAGAGTATGCATCTTATTTTTTTTCGCCGAAAGAAATTTGCATAATTCTTGGAATTGATCATAAAACGACTTTGACTATAGAAGGTTCAGAGTTTTCAAATGCATACCAGAAAGGTAGCCTGCTGAGCCAGGCTAAAGTTCGTAAATCAATAATTGATCTGGCACAAAAAGGAAGCAGCCCTGCTCAGGCTTTGGCGGTTCAAATGATGGATAAAATAAAAATCAATAATGTTAAGATATGAACCCGGGGAAAGAGATTCAAAAAAAACTTTATTTGTCGGAATATAAACACGCTGACAATATTATCCGTTACCTGCTCAATCCTAACGACGATACCATTGAGCTGACACCAACCGAAAAAAACAAACTGGATATTTGCAAGAAGATCCATGGGTACCGATGTAATTATACGTCAAAACGCGACGTCGCCTCTCTCATTGTTTCACTACACGGTTATTCTGAGCGTCAGGCTTACAATTTGATTAATGACACAGAATATATTTTCGGCAGCATTGAAGGAGTTAACAAGGATTACGAGCGTAATTTTCTCCTGGAGAATAGCCGTAAAAATATTGAGCTTGCCATGGCAAGCCGCGACAGTTTGAAAATAACTAAGGCCTTGATGGCCCACTATAAATTGTGCGGACTTGAGGAAATTGTTCCAGATCTTCCAGACTTCAGTAATCTGGAGCAGCACAATTATATTGTTAACCTTCCTCCTCAGTTTCTGAGCGCGTTTAAAGCCCTTATGAAAAGCGGCTCTGTTAACGTGGCAGATTTGCTTCCTCCGCCGGATCTCAGTTCACTTGATGACGCTCAAGAATTAAAAGATGATCAATAGCCACCTTCCACAAAAGTCCATCACTCTTAATGTGCCGCAAATGATCTTTGCGACGAGCAAAAAAAAAGAGACATATCTGGAACTGGGACGTGGTACAGGAAAAAGTACAATTATAGGATGGCGCATGAAAGACATTGTCAATTTCATGCCTCGTTCCAAAACCGGCATTGTTGGCGAAAGCTATCAGCAAATTCTGACTAGAACTCTACCTTCTACAATTGAAGGACTTGAGCTTCTCGGTATAAAAAAAGATCTTCATTACTTTGTTGGTAGAAAGCCGCCGAAGGAATGGAAGTTTGCCGAGGCATACCAGCCTCCTCTTAATTATGATAATTATATTCCCTTTTACAACGGCGCCGGATTTCAGTTAATTTCCCTTGATAATCCGAACAGTGGACGTGGATTAAACCTTGATGCAGTAATTGGAGACGAGGCCGTTTTATTTGATGTTGATAAGCTTGGTTATAATGTGCTCGCTTCGAACAGAGGCAATATTCACAAGTTTAAGCATACCTGGTTACACCATTCGCTATTGTTCGCTAGCAGTACTCCGCTTACACTCCGCGGAAGGTGGTTTTTGAATCAGGAAGAAAAAGCAAAGTTGTCTCCTGAAGATATTTTATACCTCAGAGCTTCATCCCTATATAATGCGCACAATCTTGGTAAGGAATTCTTTAAACAAAACAAACGCCTTCTTACAGATCTTCAATACAACGCTGAAATTTTATGTATTCGCCCTGGTAAAGTAGCTGCCGGATTTTATCCCTCATTTGATGAAATATTGCATACAATCAATGCGAGCAATGACGATTATCTTTTCGGCCTTGAATTTGACATTAACCGCCTGAGGGAGGTTGATTGCAGGATGGATGCTGACCTTATCAGGTCCATGCCTATTGACTTAGCATGTGATTACGGTGCTAAAATCAATACTCTTGTGTGCGGCCAACCAGATTATGCACGTAACCGGTTTAATGTGTTGAATGCGCTATTTGTCAAAACCCCATTAACAATAATGGATCTGGCGAAAGAGTTTTGTAAGTATTACGGTAGTCACGCTAAAAAAGAAGTTAATTACTACTATGATCACACGGCCATGTACAGAGACGCAGTGAGAACCACCACCTTTGCTGATGAGTTTACTAAAGTGTTGGAAGCAAATGGATGGACCGTTAACAGGATATATTGCGGGCAGGCACCAAGGCATGATACTAAGTATATATTCTTTGATATAGTGTTCAAGGAAGAATCAATACAAACACCAGTCATCAGGATTAATAAGTTTCATTGTAAGAACCTTATCACATCAATACAACAGGCAGGAACAGTGGAAGGCAGGAACGGGATCGAGAAAGACAAACGACCAGAGAGACATCAGAACGCGGTAGATGAAGAGACAACACACTTTAGCGATGCCTTTGATACACTAATATTCTTTAAGTATAAGGACGGTTTAGCACAACCAGGATTCTTTGTGTAGGGTGTTGCTTCGCCCGGGCTTTCCGTGCTACATGGTAGCTTACTTCAATCCCTAACACTTATGCCCACCTAAGGGCTATCTCATTGGTGCAATACCCTGTAGTGTATTGCGGGTAGGGGCTATCCTTCATCACATTTTATTAGTCGCTATATCCAATAGCCTTAAAAGCCTTGGTAGTAAAGGGTTATAAAACAACAACACCCTGCAAAGCCCTATTTATAATAGTTACAATCATATAACGTAAAAAAGGCGGGCGGAAATTTAGAAATTTCCACAGCGCGGGGCGGGCTCTTGCGAGAGCAATTTTACAAAAATTGCAAAAAACTGAAAACCAAGTATTTAGAACTGAAAAAGATATGTTAAAAAAACACTGCAAAGTGTTGAAATACAGTTAATTAGAATTGTTAAAACTGGAAATATTTTTTGTTTTTACCCTTAAAAATTTGTACTTTTATATAGTCAAACAATTATAAATCAAATAGTTAACAGCGTATGAAAACAAAAACAGAAACGGCAAAAATCGCCGCAGAAGGGTTAAAAAACCTGAATCAACCAAAACAAACAACAGCCTTAACAGTTGTGCCAAAAAAAATGAGCGTTACTGAAAAGCTCGACAGTTTAATGCAACTGGAAGCGCTCAGCTCAAAGCATGAGTATTTAACAGAAGTGCAAACCAACCTTGAAAGCTTCGGAAGCGGAAAAGATGGTTTTGGAGGGGCTAAAATTACCTTATCGTGTAATTACAAAGACGTAAAAGTTAGCAATCCCTCAATTATTGAGGAGGTAACAAAATTGTTACGCCAAAGAGTTAAAGAGGCTAAAGTTTTAGCTGAAAAAGAAATCCTTGATTTTCAAATCATCTAAAAGCAAAACCCCGGAGTGATCATCTCCGGGGCTTCATTGCTAAGGATTCCCCCCAGAACCTTTAACAAGCTTCGCAAATTTATGAAACAAATTGTAATTGATGCGTTACAACAGCGTGACCTTTTACACCTATATAGCGATAAACAGTATAATGCATATTTGAACAAGATAAATAAAGAGATGACCGGAAACAATCCCTATATAAAAGCTCTTAATATTTTTGATATGTTTATACTCAATAACGGGTAAAAGTTAACCTATAAGTTAATTTTACCGCTTAAAACTCTCTTTAGCGAGGGTAGGGAAACCTGCCCCTCGCTTCTTTTTTTAAAAAAAGAAGCAAAAAACGCTTTCCGACCATTTTATTTCATGTCCTTTATTAGCGCACCAGCCTTTAATATAATTGTATTATGGCTATTTCATTGATCGACGCACTTGGAATTACGGAGGAAAAATCCAGGCCTTTTGCCATTCGCTTCGTAACCTTTGACGCATCCAGAAAAAAAGGAGGCCAGATCATTGACCTTAGCAACGCCGTACGGGTTGGGACTTCCCATAACCAAAAGGATAATGATACGATTACCGTTAAACAACTTAACAACTCGCATCATCCGCACACGGTTCATACTCATTTAATTCTGTCAGTTAATAATAATCAAATTTTTATTTAATGGATAAGGAGATAATTTTTAGTGATGATCTCTCAGCGGCCTATGTGAAGAGTATTTCTGCTATTGTTACTGATTCGGTACCGCGCTTCACTTCCGTTCCAATTAAAACTGATGATGATGGAAAGATCGCTAAATGGGACGCTAATAACGATTTTCCGCAAAAGGTAATTACCGATGTAAGAAAAGATCCTGAAATCGGCACGCTCTTAAATAAACAAGCACGCCTCCTTTATTCAGGCGGATTGATCTGGGGAAAAATAAAAGTGATGGAGGGTGGAAAAGAAATCATGACTCCGCTTGAAGATTCCAGTAACGCAGAAATAAAAGATTGGATGCGTAAATCCGCAATCAAAAGATACTTGATTGAGGCGGCAACGGACCTGTTTTGGTTTGGTAATATTTTTCCTGAAATCGTACTGCAGGCTGATAGAAAAAAAGTGGTTCAGCTTTGCGTTCAATCTGCTGAAGAATGCAGATGGGAGCGTCAGAACAGTAAAGGTATAGTAGAGAACTGTTACATCAATGCGAATTTTCCTGAAGGAGATGAAAAAACATCCCAGAAAGTTCCGGTAATAGATCCGTATTATGACGCTGCCGCTTTTTTACAAGCCTCAACAAAAGGATTCAATTATATCTACCCGCTTTCTTATCCTTCACCAGGTTCAACTTACTATCAGCTTGCAGACTGGAACAGTATTCGTGAAAGCGGATGGCTGGATGTATCCAGAGCTATTCCAAAATTCAAAAAGAATTTACTGGAGCGTCAGATGAATATTAAGTATCATGTTGAAATCAGTGATCAGTACTGGCCAATTAAATATCCTAACTGGCAATCTCTTTCAGTTGAGGAAAAGAATAAAATACGCGAAACAGAGCTTACAACTTTTGCCGGAATAATGTCAGGCGCCGAACGTGCAGGAAACAGCCTTATTACAGCTTTTAAAACGGATTTCGGATTCGGTAAGGAGTACAGCATGTGGAAGATTACTGTTATTGATGATAAAATCAAACAAGGGCAGTTTTTGGAAGAAGGCAAAGACGCATCTCTGTATAAAATGAGCGCTATTGGTTTACATCCTGCCCTTATTGGTACCATGCCTAATAACGGTATGGGCGGAGCTGGAAGCAATATCCGCGAAGCCTATAACCTTCACATGTTATCCATCAGGGCACACCAGGATATTATTCTTGAGCCACTGAACGATCTGATAAAATACTATAACGGTTGGGATGAAGAAGTGGAGTTCCGTTTCAGAAATAGTTTTATGAATACCCTGGATAAAGGAGAAGAAACAACACAAATAAAAGCTTAAGCCATGTTTTTCAAAGACACAGCAGATTTTAAAAAATATTTCAGCGTTAACTACTCATTTGAGTTTCCTGAACTTACTGTATGGCTTAACCATGTTGACAGGACTGTATTAAAAAAATATTTAGGCTCCGCATTCCTCGCTCAGCTTCAGGCGGCGTTTGATGCTGCCGCAACTGCAGCCGCGGTAGCAGCTCCGCTAACACAGGTTGTTGAGTTAATCCGCGTGTGTACCGCTCCGCTCACAATAGCGGAGTGGGTGCCATCCGGTCAGGTTCAAATGGATAACTCTGGAATTCGTATAGCTTCCTCTGAGCATTTTAAAACCGCTTTTCAGTGGCAGGTTAGAGATCTTGAAGCTTCACTCCGTCAGAATGGAACAAGCGGCCTGGAAGATCTACTGTCTTATCTGCATGATAATATTGCAAGCTACGCGACTTACTCCGGTTCTGACGAGTATAAGGAAAACAAATATCTGTTTGTTCCATCAGCAAAAGAGTTTACCAAACACTTTAGCCCGATGAATAACAGCCATGTTAACTTCTATAAAATGAAGTCAATCATCAGGAAAATAGAGGATTTTGACATCAAAGCTATTCTGCTTCCAAATTATTTTAATGACCTTAAAACAAAGCTCCAGAGTACCACCGCGCTATTGCCAGTTGATAAAACGATCATCGACATGATTAAGCCCGCTGTTATTAATTTAACAATTGCAAGAGCTATAGACGAGATGGCAGCGTCAATTGATAAAAATGGCTTCCTTGTTTTTGACAATACCGCCGGAAGAGAAACTACCGAAATGAAAAAGCAAGCAGGCGGAGACGCTCTTGTAAGGTTGAAACATAGTTGTACTGTTGACGGAACTCAATACCTGGACAACCTGAAAAAGTATCTTGAGGCTAACACGCTTCTATACACGATGTATGCGGCGGATCCATTATATACTCCTTTCGTGTCCAATAATTTTGATAATCAGGAAACAAATAACTTTTTCTATGGCGGATAAATTCAAAGAGATGTTTTCAGTAATAGGATGGGCAGGGTTTGCAATAACCCTACTTTGCATATTACTGTATTCAAAGTGTAATCCTGAACAGCCGCAACAAATTATCCTTAAGGAAACCAAACAGATTTATGACAGCAGCAAAAAAACACTTGAGGTAAGAACTTTGCCCGGAAGTGTTTCTGTTTTTACTGTTCCGGTACCGTCCAACATTGACACTCTTCAAATCTTGAAAAGTTATTTTTCTGTTCACACCTATTCTCAGCAGATACAAGACACCAGCATCCGCGCTTTTATTTTTGATAGCATCAGTGAGAATAAAATAATAGGACGTCGGTTCAGTTATCAATATCTCAAGCCAGTTCGTACAATTGAATCCTCAACTATCACTATCAATCCTTCCGGATTATTTATCGGAGGTTTTGCCGGTGGATCCAAAAACGGTTTTGGAATAGGCCCGGAAATACATTACCTGCATAAAAACAAAAACATATTTGGGCTGTCTTACGACATCCCTAACCGGTTTTATAAAGCGAGCATAACATTCAACATCCATGCAAGAGGTAACGGTAAGATTAAATAAAAAGCATGGCTCAGAAATTTTTGAGCTGTCTATTCCTGCCTCCTGGGAAGAGTTAACCCGCGAGCAGTTCCTTTATATTGCAAAATACTGGAGCGCCTGGCAAAATCTCCTGCAGCATGGCCATAGCTTAATTAAAGCAAGATGCGGTTTATTAATTGCTTTATCCGGTCTTAACACTTCCAAACAGCGAAAGCGTTTGTGTCGCGCGTTAAGCTTTGTTGACCTCTCAACAGATGTGAATATCCTGGATTGCACAAACTTTGTATTTGGAGAACTAAAACTTACCAAATGCTTAGTTCCTACAATACCTGTAGGAATATTTAAAAGGTATTACGGTCCCGCTGATAAATTAGCAGATCTGCAAATTGATGAATTCTCTTTCGCTTTACATTGCTATACTCAATACAGCAAAACAGGCAATGAAAATTTCCTATTGAAGTTAATGGCGGTTTTGTACCGGCCAAAAAACCCGAATTATAAAAAATCAGGGGAGCTCCGGTCTGAGTTTAATAACAAGCTGGTGGATCTTCATGAAAAAGTTTTATCCAAATGTCCTGATGAATACAAGCATGCAACGTATATTTTCTTTCGGGGGTGCATGGAGATGCTTGAAAAAAGGTATCCGGAAGTATTCACCAGAAGCAAAGAAACCCAACGCTCTGGCGGCAGTTTCATTGACGCTGTCATTTCAATGAGTGGAGGAAAGTTTGGACCATTCAGCGAAACAAAAAAAGAGAACATGCACGTTATTCTCAAGGAACTGCAGGAGTTAATAATCAAAAGTAAAAAGGAGCCAGACAAATGAAATTCTCAGAATACGAAACATATTTTTTAGAAGCTGCGAAAAGCAATAAGAAGATAAGCCATCTGGCTTCTCCCGATAAAAAAACATTCCGGCGGATTGATATTGAGGAAGTGATAACAGGCGCAAAGTCCTCAATGAAGGGTTTAAGCATGTTCCTTGAAGCTCCAGAAATCGGAACCAGAGACATGTTATCAGACAACCCGCGCAAGTTGTTTGAAGGAGCTTTTCTTATTCTGAATGAAGCTGCAAAAGGAAATTTTGACAGCGAGATGACTGTGCTTGATGAAACAATGGATGTTGCCGAACAAGTGGTGGCTAAGATGAAGAACGATCTGCTGAAGCATAAATTAAATGCTAATCATCCCTATAAAATAAAAGGGTTTGACCCTTCCAGTGTTAAGATGTTCAAAGTAGGCCCTGTATTTGGTAACTGGTATGGATGGCGCGTGTCATTCACTATTGATCAGACCTGGTCTAACCGGTTAACTCTAAACAATAATGATTGGTTTTTCGATACAAAAGCAACAATATGACAGACGACTTATTTATAACACAAACAGAAGACATTGATATTGAACTAACTGTTCTGCAACCTAGCGGAGCCGTGTTACCAATGGCTTCGGCAATTAGTATATATGTAATTGTTTACGACGGATACAAAAACGTATGGGATAAGTTTACCGCATACAACGCCGCCGGTGCATGGAAGCAATTGGATATCACAATGGCGAATTCCGGCATTTTAAAATTTAAAATACTTACAACCATTAGCAAAACAATGACTCCCGGAAGGTATTATTGCGAGGTTAGGGTTAGGTTTAATTCAACCGTGCACACTGATGATTTTTTACAAGATGTTGTAGAAACTGAACAGTACTTATTCTCAATACTGGAATCACAGATTAATAAAATAACTCCATTACCATAATGACAACGATTTCAAAAAGAGTAACATTAAGAAAAAGTGTTTCTGTTGTTCCGCAGTTTATTACGGCCACCGGTGGAGTAATTACCACCTCTGGTAATTATAAAATACACACGTTCACTGGTAGCGGAACCTTCACAGTGTTAACCATGCCTCCTGGAGCCACCCTTGAATATTTAATTATTGCAGGCGGTGGTGGAGGCGGTCAGGGTGGTAATTCAGGAAGTCCTGGTGGCGGAGGTGCAGGCGGGTTTCTGACTGGTAATCTGGTTCCTTCCATTCAGGCTTATACCGTAGTTATTGGTGCAGGCGGTTCCGCTGGCGGCAATTTAGGAGGAAGCCCGGCAACAAATGGCAGTAACTCTTCGATATTTGGATTAACCGCTGTCGGCGGTGGAATGGGAGGTGGCGCCAACCAAAATGGAGGTAATGGAGGATCTGGTGGAGGCGCAGGCGGATATACTTCTTCGAAAACAGGTGGTACAGCAACATCAGGACAAGGAAATGTTGGCGGTAATAATCAAGTTGGCACACCTTATAAAGGCGGTGGAGGAGGTGGTGCTGGAGCCATAGGAAACGCCGGATCAGCAGCAAGTAATCCTGGTTATGGTGGCGTTGGACTACAATTGTCAATTAGCGGTGTTAACACCTATTATGCTGGTGGCGGCGGAGCAGGATACGCAGGCTTTAGCGGAAACGCACATGGATTAGGAGGAAATGGTGGAGGAGGAAATGGTTATACTGGCAGTATCGCGGCACAAGCCGGAGGAGATAATCTTGGCGGCGGCGGCGGCGGCGGCGGTGGTTTTTCTCATAATCAACCTGGGGCTCCTGGCGGTAAAGGAATAGTTATAATTAGATACCAATATCAGTAATGGCATATTTCGCATATATTGATGAAAACAACATTGTTCAGCACGTCTCTGCCGTTGATAACATTGAGTTGTTAGACGCAAATGGTCAAGAGTCTGAACAGGTCGGAATTGAATTTTTAAGAAAGTTACATGGACCTGACGGAACATGGGTGCAAACAAGCTATACAGCTAGTATCAGAAAAAAATTCGCAGGCATTGGCGATACATGGGACTCTGGAAGAAATGCCTTTATTCCGCCTATGCCGGAAGAAGGTAACTGGACGCTTAATGAAGAAACCTGTTTATGGGAGGAAGTTATTTAATTAGTTATGGCAGATGTATTAAAAACTATAAAATTAAAGGAAGCGGTAGTTATTCCCGCTCCGGTTGCGGTACCTAACGCTCCAACAAATTTTACAGCCACGGCTGTTTCGCACGATCAAATAAATTTGGCATGGGACGCTCAGTCGCCAGTTACGACATTTCAAATTGAATTGTCTACAAGTCCACTGACAGGACCGTTTGTTGGAGGAATAAATGTTTCCGGGAATTTAACTTCATACGCGGCTACCGGACTAGCTCCAATCACCCTGTACTATTTTAGAATCAGAGCCGTAAATTATAGCGGAGCGTCAACAACATCATCCGCCCAGGCGACTACATTTGTTTACAGCCCTTAAAAATCGCTGTCCTTTATCAGCGCAAGCAGTTTCCCGATTTTTATTCTCATGAGTATAAACGGGAAACTCCTGAAAGACTTAATTCCTATAGCGAAAGTATTCGCATCTCTTGTGGTCGGTATTTTCGCCGCGCAAACAGTTCTTACCAATGCGGTTGAAAAAAAGATCGCTGAAGCTTTTCAGCTCCACATGCAACAATTCACGGAGCAAATGATAGGAATAAAAAGAGATCTCTCAGAACAGCTTGCTTCAGTTAAATCTCTCAAAACATACCAGGAAGAAGATAAGATTGACCGCGTCAACTCGCTGATCAAAGTCAATAACATTGAATTCTTCCTTAAATCCCGATTCCCTGAGTTTATTAAGCCAGAAGAAATTCAATTCAAATCTCCTCATTAATGAGCCAAAAACTTAAATATCTCGTTATACATTGCTCCGCTACTCCTGAAGGTAGAGAATATACTTCGGACGATATCCGCAAGATGCATTGTTCTCCTCCGCCATCTGGCAGAGGCTGGAAACAAGTTGGATACTCTGATATGATTCATCTTGATGGTAAGATTGAGAACCTTGTGCCTTATAACGGTGATGACATTGTTCAGCCCCGAGAAATCACAAACGGAGCTATCGGGCTTAACGGAGTTTCCAGACACGTAATGTATGTTGGAGGTGTTGACAAGAACATGAAGCCTAAAGACACGCGTACTACAGAGCAATGGGTTTCACTTCAGGATTATGTATTAACTACTATTAAATGCTATCCTGAAATAATTGTTCTGGGGCACAACCAGGTTGCTTCTAAAGCCTGCCCATCTTTTCATGTTCCTACATGGTTAAAAAGTATTGGTGTTAATGATAAAAACATTTTTAAAAAATAGATCATGAAGAAAAGAGCTAGTTTAATCGCGACCGTTGTCGGTATTACAGTAGCAGTTGCTAACGCATGGTTAACGATTGATTGGAAAGAATTTGATTTTGAAAAAGAGTGGCCAAAGCTTGCCTGTTCTGCTGTTATTGCAATAGGTGGAATTGTTTCAAAAGTAAACGTGCCAGAAAAATAAAATGCTGACGGTAGTACATTCTCCAACTAAGTATAATTTAAGTCGTAATCCTCACCATGTGGAGATTACAACCGATAATTATTTGGAGGCGGTTAACCTTGGATTAAAATCGAAAGGTGTATTCTACAATCTTTCAAACGCTGTAGTTAACGACACGCTAACAATTAACTGGGCTATTGGCGCCGTTACCCTTACTTTTAAAGCGGCTACCAATATTGCTCTTGATGAGATAAAGATTAAAACAGTAGGGCAAAGCAATGATGATTATTTATTTGAGTTAGCTGGTATATTAGCTACACATGCTACACTTAGTCCTCTTTATATTTTCAGCGCAAGCTATGGGCGCCTTTATCTGGAATCTGTTAATCCGGGCACCAGTTATATTTTAATTGGAAGTGCAACCACTGTAACAGGCGCATCTTTTCAGAATCTAGTTACCGGTACCAGTATTGTTATTAACAGGCCAAAAGCAGGGTATAAAATAAAACTTGAAATATACCAGGAGACGGCCGCCGATTCAAACACGTTCGAAAAAATTCACGAGTTTTTCAAAGAACCCGTTGACCTCACAATTAAATGCGACCTGTCTGAGTTTATAAATATTCATTTAAGCTACAGCCTCCCGTCATTTGGTACATGGTCACCTTTCTTTTGCTCTCAGTTAGCTAAAAAGTTTTATGCTAAAATATTTGAGTACTATGGAGAGCCTTCCGTTCAGCAAACAACCACAATTTCACCTTCCGGAATACTCCTGCCTGGTGGAGACGGATATACCACAATAAAGTATGACGTTTTAAAAGCAGGATTTTCAAAGGTTGATGCAAGGAACATTCCAGATTCACAGATTTCAACGTTCTATTATTTTTATCAATCTTTTCTTACTCGCCAACCACGGGAAAAAGTAATTAGCCGCCGGCAGGTTGAATATCTGTATTTTATTTTTCCAACCACCTTATCTGGTAACGCATGCATCAGGTATGCACTATATGACAAATACGGTAATGTAACAACCTCTAATCAGCACTTCACCTCTCCTTCCGTTAACGAAGGAACAGTTTGGGCGTTTCCTATAAATTATCCTGGTAGCGTTTCTGTAGCTTCCACCGTAGTTAAATTTTCAGTTTGCGTGCTTGACGTTGCAAATGGTAACGCTGTGATCAGTGAGTATTTTACGTACACGTTTGATGACGAGGAAAAAATGGATGAAAAGTTCATTTATTTTACAAATAGTGATGGAGGCCTCGATACCATGAGACTGTTTGGCGAGATGGAAAGTTCTGTTGATTTTGAAAGTGAAGTTGCAGAAAGAACCTGGACACTTACAGATGAAAAAACAGTTGGAGAACACGAGACGTTATTTATCAGCAAAACGAATATTCTTAAAGCTTACAGCGGATGGAAGACTTTAGAGGAAATAAAATATGCTGAAGAATTGTTTTTATCACGCAAAAAATATGTTTATGAAAGCTACACCGGACAGGTAGCCGAGATACCGATTATTATCACAAATAAAAAACTGGGACGACACAAAACCAACCAGAACTTGTTCGCGTTTGTTATAGAATACTACGAAGATTTATCCTCTGAATTAACAGAATACAGCTACCATCCAATTGCCTAGATTTTTTGACATAGAAGTAAACGGAAGTTTCATTGATCTTAGTGACGCATCAGTACGTTTAGAGAAGGTAAATCCGGCATTTATATCTGATTTGTACCAAGGAAACTACAGTTTTCCGTTCAACGCTCCAGCAACTGAAAAAAACCTGAAAACATTTGGTTTTGCGAATTACATAGACGTTTCAAACAGGGTTACTGATTACGACTGTTACGTTTATTTGTTTGGTATTCCTTATCAAAAAGCTAAGCTGAGAATTACCAAAGGAAAAAAAAGATCATTTTCAATAGTAGTGAGCGAAGGTATCAAAGCTTTAAAAAACGCAGATAAAAAACTATCCGAGATAGATCTGGGTGATGATATTATTCTCGGAACAACTCCAACAACCAAAGGAGGTGCCGTGTTTAATATTGCTTCAAATCAAAACTGGGCAAACTCCCCTATAACATTTGTGCCTTTTTACGCGCCTGGTTTTTATGATGGAAACAATTCTGATTTCAACGGTGTAGTTAACAGGCAGGATAGTGTTAATGGAGCGTTTTACACTAACACCATTACCAGTGGTAATAACGAATGCCTTGTTCCGTTTATTTATTTCTTCTGGCTATTAAACCGCATATTCGAACTGGAAGGACTTACTCCAGGAGGCTCGTTCTGGTCTAATCCTGAATATTCAAAACTATTATTATTTAATAATCTGGCACTCGACGCCGGTACCGAAGATAGCAATACGTTTGTTAAGCCGGCTTCACAATACACATATAACGCGTTCAGTGATATTTCTTTTCAACTCGGACCAGAAGGAACTTATGATAATTTGCAGGCATGGCAAGCTCCTCAGTATATCATAAAAAAAACAGGGTTATATCAGTTTGATTTCTTTCTGGACATAATCATGTATCAGGTACCAGGACAGACTAATTACGCTATTCAATTTGGCGTGCAATATGATAGCCAGGTGCCGGTGTCGGTTTGGTTTGACACTTCAACTCAGGTTTTCAGTAAAAACTTTTCTCTTACAATAAATGCGGGGCCCGGTGATGTCGGTAAATATGTTGTGCTTACTTATCTTAAAAACAATATTGCTGTAACCGTTCCTAATCCTTTGTTCGCTGTTAAAACAAGCAGCTATGTGTTAGTAACTGAGCTTTCCAGCACACCTATTAATACACATGCTGACAGGGTAATTTTGAAAAACCACATGCCGGATTGGACCGTTGGCGAATTTCTTAAGGAGGTGAAAAATCTTGGAGTGAACTTTGATTTTGATTTCATGAACGGTAAGGTAAATATGGATACGGTAAAAAATTTACTGGAAGATTCTACCGTTGAAGACTGGACAGGAAATGCGGCTCCAGATTATGAAATGTCGCTGGAAGAGAAAGGGAACGGCTTTACCGTTGAATATGAGTTTAATGATACTGAAACAATTGTAAAAAAGGATGAGTCCAGATTTATAGGCGAGTACATTACAAGATCTGATTTTCCAAGCCCTACCTCAAAATATCAGCAGGCAATCGCGAAAGACACCAATACAATTTACCAGGTTACTGATTCAGGCGCTCAGGTGTGGACATCTCAAGGGTTTAATTACTCGCCGCACATCATTGGCAGAGGGACCTCAGGACATAAATGCAAGCTGGCTCCAATGATGATGGCAAATGCTAACCTCACTGGAGGAACAGCTGATCAGAACAGTGCTTTGTTGCCATATATGCCAGGGAAAGGCTCTTCACCAATGTTTGGAATTGGCCTAAACAACAACTTCTTCAGGTTGGTATTTCTCCGTGGAGAAAACCAAATCGGGCCGGTACCGGTGCAAAAAGGCGGTGTTTATTTATACGCATCCACAGGAATTTATGGAATAAATAAAAACATCGTAGGTAATTATTCGTTTAGGCTTGACAACACCACGGGTATTCTGAGAAGAAACATTGATAAATTATATACCGCTATTAATGAAGGCGCTTTGGTTGAGAAGGAATTGTTTCTGGATGCGAAACAAGTACTTACAGTTAAAGCTTCGTCGAAAAGGATGATTGATTACAATCTTTACTTTATTAAGAGCCTTTCAATCAGTATCCGCAATAAAATCTCAAAGGTTAAGGCAATATTGTTGAAACTTTAGTGTCCTTTATCACCTCCCCCTCCCCCTCTATTTTTAATACATGAACAATGGGCTTTATTACGAATTGGAGAGGATACAGTTATGCGAAGATTGGGCTAAATACACCGCTCAACGCCTTCAAAAATCCATTGCCAGATTCAAAATAGGAGCTTCAGGGAGTCTTAATTATTCGATTCTATATCAGCTAATGGGAATTAGCGGAGGAGATGTAGGAAGCATTAAGCACGAATTCAATTATTATGGAAAGTTTGTTGACATGGGTGTTGGTCGCGGAACCAAGATTGAATCAGTGATGGGTAATGCTGATATAATATCCCTGATTGGCGGAAAATCACGCCGCCCTAAAAGATGGTTGTCAAAAACGTATTATGCAGAAGTTGCTGAACTATCGTCACTCCTAAGCGCGAAATACGGCGACCAGTACACAAACATTATTAAAGAGCAAATAACAAAATCAGTATAATCATGTCAGGAAGAACCGAAACTGCAATAGTTGAAGTAATACTTAAAGGTCAGGCGGCAAGCGCCTCCCTGAAAGAAATTGAACGCTCAGCCGCAGCGTTAAGAGCACAGTTAAAACGATTACCTGTAGATTCTGAAGAGTTTGAAAAAAAGACAAAGGAATTACAAAATGTTAACGGGCGTTTGAACAGCATCCGCAACGAAATTAAGGGTACTGGCGGCATGTTCCAATGGCTATCCGGTGAAGTTAAACAGTTTGGAATTCTTGCTGCCGGATATCTTGGTTTTCAATGGCTGTCCAGCAGCGTTAAAAATATCATTTCTAGCAATGCAGAGCTTAGCGACAGCTTAGCGGATATCAGGAAAACAACCGGAATGACGGATGCAGAAGTGAAAAAATTAAATACTTCTCTTTCTCAAATTGACACAAGAACGCCAACCAAAGAATTGCGTCAGATTGCCATTGGAGCAGGTCAGTTAGGTATTGCGAAGGGTGACGTTTTAAATTTTACCACAGCGGTTGATAAAATGGTTGTATCTCTTGGTGATGAATTCACTGGAGGCGCATCGGAGGTTACCAAGGTAATGGGAGGCCTTCGAAATATTTTCTCTGATATTAAAACCAATAAGGTTGATCAGGATTTACTTCACATTGGCAATGCCATTAACGAGCTCGCAAGCGCCGGAGCTGCCACAGGACCTGTTGTTGCAGATTTTGCCAATCGTATCGGTGGCGTTGGTATCAGTTTAGGCTTGACGTCCGGACAGGTATTGGGAATGTCGGCCACTCTTCAGGAATTAAACGTTAGCACTGAAAGAGGCGGTACCGCTGTTGTCAAGATCCTCCAAAAAATGACTACCAATATTGACGACTTCGCAAAAGTTGCAGGAATGAAAAGCAAAGATTTTGCAGAGCTTGTTAACCGAGATATATACGGAGCGTTGATAAAAGTTGTAGAAGGAAGTAAGAAGAGCGGAGACAGCGCCACAGCCCTTGGAGCTATCCTTGATAAACTTGGTGTTGATGGCGCAGGAGCGTCTGAAGTAATATCGAAGCTCGGAGGAAATACCGATTTGCTCAAGAGTAAAGTTTTACTGGCTAATAGCGCACTTGGAAATACAAATTCCATCATGTCAGAGTTTCGTGCAAAGAATAGTACTCTTGGAGCGGAAATGGACCGTTTAAGCAAGGGTATGGCCAGTGCATTTACTAACTCAGCGGTTACCGATGGATTAAAATCAATTGTGGGGTGGATGGCAGATCTTTTTGATAAAACAAAATCTGTTAGCCAGGGAATGGAAGAAGAAAGAACACACGTTAACGCGCTTGTTCAGGAGTTGAAATCGTCCAACGTTACCCAGGAGAGAAGACTTGAAATATACGACGAGTTGGAGGCGATTAACCCATCCATTGTTGCAGGAATTGACCGTGAGAATATTAGTATTGAAAGGTTGACGCAGAATGTAATAAAATACAACCATGCTCAGATCGGGCGTATTGCAGTGCAGAAAAAACAGGAGGAAATTGATAAAGCCCAGGAGAAAGCCGCAGAAATGTTAACTACTTTAAGTGAACGGCAATCCAAAGCTTATGAAGCTTTAGGGAAAATTCAGGAAATGAATGGGATTGTTGGCACTAAGGCTAAAAAGATACTTGATGATGAGAACCTATCTATAACAGAAAAAGTTAATCTGCTTGGTAAACTTGCAAGAGCTGAAGAATGGAAAAAAGCCAGTGATGGCAGTACTATACGTGATCAGGAATCGCTCCAGATTAAAAACATTTTAGCTACAACTAACGGCTTAAATCTTGCAGAGTTTAAATACAACGAACTATCGAAAGTATCCGCAATGCTGATGGATGAGAAAACTAAACTCATGAAGCAGCTTGGAATTGAAACAGAAGGCGCCGGTACTAAAATGGAAGATCTTACTAAGAAAACCGTGAAACAGTTAAACGATATGCTTGTGGAGCAAAAACTTTCCAGAGGTATTGCTTACTCCAAAGAAATGATTAAAGCAATCCATGATGAACTGGACAGAAGGAATAAGCAATCCGAGGACAAGCGAGGTTTATTTGACGCTGAAACAAACAGAAAAATATTAGATGCCCGTAAAAAGTTACTAGATGAACTTGCAGAGCTTGAGCGTAAAAACGCCGAGCATGGAATGAGTGATCGTGACAAGGAAGAAAAACATGTCATGGATAAGTACTATGCCATGCTTAAAAAAGTGGAGGGGAACGCAAAACAGGAAATGATCATTCGCACCGCAATGATTAATGACCTGGATGATATTGATAAAAAATACTATGAAAAGGCGTTAAGAGAAAAGGAAAAATATCTTAAGGATAGAGAGCGGATACAAACTTCAGCAGAGGTTAATGAAATAAATGATACGATTGCAAAGTACGACGAACTAATTGCGCTTGCTCAGAAGTATGGTGAGGAGGCGGCAAGCCTCGAGCATGATAAGTGGATAAAAGTTGCCGAAATCAAGGAGAAATATAAAAACAAAGGGTCTTCCACTTCAACTAAGGCAGGAGAAAAAGATGAGCTACAGTTATTCCAGGAAGATTTAAATACTAAAATTTCCCTTTATCAAACTTATTATAGCACACTTGCAGATATTGTTTCAAGTTTTAATCAGATGCAAGAGGTTGAGCGGGATATGCGACTTTCCGCAATTGCTCAGAACCATACAGAGGAACTGGAAAGAGAAAAGCGATTACTAAACGCCAAATTAATTTCTCAGTCCGAATATGATAGACGAGTTGCCAGGCTGGAGGTTGATAAAGAGAAACAAGAAAGGAAGATACGAGCTGAAGCCGCAGAGAAACAAAAACAAACAGCACGATATAACACCATTCTACATGGTATTGAAGCAATAGCGCAAATTTGGGCTAAACATGCGGCTAATCCAATTATCGCAGGTTCATTGAGCGCTTTAGCAGCCGGCGGAACATTTGCAAGGTTGATGATGATAAATTCAGAACCAGTACCTCAATACGCGACCGGTGGTTTTACGGAACCTTCAGGATATATCAATAAGGCTACTTTGTTTTCCAGCTCGTCTGGAGCTCCTTTTATTGCCGGAGAGGCCGGAGCGGAGTGGATTGCTCCTAATTGGATGTTAAGAGATCCTGTGGTGGCAAATCAAATTCAGATGCTGGAGGCTATACGCGCAGGAAGAACTTATGCTAATGGCGGATATAATTCAACAGCTACAGGCTCAGGAGTAACACAGGGAAGTTCATCAAGTACCGCAAATAGCGAAGTACTATCTCAGCTCACAGGAGCGATTAACAGGCTTAATACAACTCTGGAAAACGGTATTGAAGCAGGAATTGTTTACGATGATTTCAAAAAGACCATGAGTGGAATCGAAAATGCCGCTAAGTTGTCTTCTATTTAATTGGCAGAGTAATAAATTCGCTGAGATCTTCAGCAGGTTTATTCATTAAGCTTTTTGCATATTTTGAAAATGCCTCCATTGTGGTATGACCAGTGTATTTCATTGCTTCATGCCATTTAGCTCCACGTTCCAGCATCTGGCTAACAGAGGTATGTCTGAAGCCGTAAATTGTGTGTTTTTTGCTTAGGCCAAATTCGTCCTTCACCTTTTTGAATCGCTTCTGAAAATAATTGTAGTAAACCATTTTTGTGCCCGGCTGACCGCTCATTGAAAAAATATAGAAATCACCAGGATATTTATGCAGTCCTCTGTCTTTTAAAATTGAATAGAACTTCTTAAGCATCGGTTTATTTACCCTGGTACCAGGTTTGTGAATATCAGCGGAGAGAGTTATTTTTTTTCCTGTAAAATCTATATCCCGAATCCTTAAATTTCTTGATTCCTCACACCTGACAAAGCCTATTCCAACAAACATACAATACAGGAGTAACTGCTGATCGTGCCGTTCCAGATATTCAAAAATCTTCTTAGCTTCTTCGTCCGTGTAAGCAACATGCGTTTCGCTGATTGTCTTTAATTTACTCGTTCCCTTCACTGGATTTTTGACCAGCAGATCTTCATAGTTATTGATGAAATAATTGAAAAATGACTTCAGAAAGCTCATGTGATTATTAACGGTCCTGTTCTCTAGTTCCGCACTTAAATACTTTTTAAAATCGTGGATATGATCTTTTGTTATATCGTGGATCTGAATATCTGCTAATCCCCTATCAGCTAAAAATCCAATAAAGTAAGTGAGCGTAGCCTTGATGTTTGCCATTGAAGTTTCCTTCAGTGTATTATTCTTGTCAGCCAGGTACATGTTAACGTACTTTTTTATAGATCTTTCTCCCTTGGTTGCAGGAACAAACTTTTTGCCCATTGATTGAATTATCTCATGACATAAGGCATTAATTTTCTGTAGGCGCTTTTCAGCATCCTTTTCTTTGTTTACAAAGCCGTATTCCCGCTTTCTGAGCCATGAAGAAGTAATTGGATTAAACTCGTAGTATTCAACATACCACCGCTTAGATACGTTCATTCCGAACGTTTTTAAGGTTACTGACTTGATCATCTGGTCTAGAATTTGATTTTGGTTCTCAACCACAAAATCTAAATTCTCCGTACCAAGTGCGCCAAAGTGCGCCAACCTATTTTTTACAGACCCCGCACTGGACGCGGGTTTTATGTCGGGGTGGCAAGATTCGAACTTGCGACCTCCTGCTCCCAAAGCAGGCGCGATAACCGGACTACGCTACACCCCGAACTTCTCAAAAATTGAGAGTGCAAATATACAATTTTTTTAATTCAACATATAGAAATTTTTGTTTTAGGTAAAAAAATAACAAAATATAATTTTTTAGTGATTAGTCCTTTTGCGCGCATGTTTAATCCATTCTCATAAATCCTGTCGGCTTTCAGTCTTTGAATACGTGATTTCGTAATTTTAGCGCATGAAAAACGTAATACTTTTACATGGCGCGCTTGGATCAATGGAAGATCTTAAGCCACTTGCCGCTGATTTACAGCATGCAGGTTACCATACCTGTTCTTTTTCCTTTTCAGGACATGGCAATGCGCCATTTAATGCAGATTTTGGGATCGAACAATTTACCATTGAACTGGAAAATTTTATTTTAAAAAATAATATACACAACGCAACTGTTTTTGGTTATAGTATGGGAGGATTTGTGGCCCTTAATCTTGCCAAAAAAAATCCGGATTTAATAAAGAAAATAATCACGCTGGGCACCAAATTTAACTGGAGCAAGGAAGTAGTTGAAAAGGAAACCAGAATTTTAAATGCTGAAACCATGCAACAGAAAGCACCTGCTTTTGCCGAAATGCTGAAACAAAAACATGGTATACATTGGGAAAACATACTTACAAGAACAGCAGATATGATGAGGGATATTGAACAAAAAAAATACCTGCTACATAACTCTTTGCAAAACATTAAAACTGAAGTTTTAATTGGTTTGGGTGACAGGGACAGAATGGTAAGCTATGAAGAAACTGCAGCCGTTTATAAAAGCTTACCTAATGCTGGCATGTATATGCTTGCACATGCGTCACACGGACTGGAAACAGTAAATACCAAAACACTCAGTAATTTAATAACGGCATTCTTAAACCAATAA